CCAATACACCAACGGCCATGTAGCCATATAGTGCTGTCTCAATCTCGCCAGTTGCTGGCTGATTTACAGATAGTCGAAGAATTGGTGATTCGTAAATTGATACTGAAGATGGAACTACAATAAATGCTGACTCATCAATAGTAGTTGATACTGCGTTTGGATCTACGTATAGATCTAAACCAAGTACGTTACCACGTAGTGATGTTGGTACTGAAGATCCAGCGTTGTTCATTGGATTAGCAGCATTGTAAATTGGGCGACCTGTTGTATCGGTTGCGCCAAGTAGTAGTGACCACTGTGATGTACCAGCGATGTACTTAGTTGCTAACTCACCTGTTGCAAGGTATGCAGCTGGTGCTTGTGTTGATACGTAGGAAATGATTCCTGCTGAATCTGCTGCTACTGCTGTAGCTTGTGTGCCGCCTGCAGTCAATGCTGCAATTACTGCTGCATCTGTTGCTTTGTTATAGGCACGTGTCATGTTGTCAATCATGGCTGCAAAGAATTCTGGTGAAGATCTTTCTAGAATTTCTAAGCTGTAGCGTTGTAGTCCAGCATACTTTTTAACAGTTAGGTTTACGTATGAAGATACGATACCTGTCTCTGAAGGTCCTGCTGCTTCTGCTGTTTCTGCAACTGTACCTGAAGTAGTGATCTTAGGTACTGAAATTGTCATACCTGCAGCTGGTAGCGCACGTGAACCGATTGCGTCTACTGCTGGGCGTGATCCAATAAGTGTATCAACTACTGTTGGCACAAATTGTGTTGGACTAAATGCTGGGTTAGTAGTAAATGAATCATCTGCAGCAGTTAAGAATTTTGCTACATCTGCTTCTGCTTTCATTACCCATGTTGCTGATTCGTGGTTACCTAATTTTGCTTTGATTGTGTGTTCAAGCATATGTGCTTGTGTCTTAATTGGTGAGCGAGGCTCTGTGTAGAAGGATGCACTAATTGTTGGGCGTGCGGCCTCTACTGGAGCAACCTCTACCACTGGTACTGCTGTTGGCTCGGTGGTGTTGTCCACTTGTGCCTCACTTTCCGTAGTTGGTTGATTTGTTGCATCCGCTTCGCCTTCGCTAGCGGCAACTTTAGTTACTTGTGCTTCTGTGAATGCTGGTGATTCGACCAGGCTTACTTCTTTAAGGGTTGCTTTAGTTACATAAATGTAATCTTTTTTCTGTGATGATTTAAGTACATCTACACCAACAGATAAGCCATCAATTAATTGTTCACTTGCCAGCATCAAAGCATCTGATCCTTGCATGCTTGCGCTGATCTTAAAGCTAGCATAAATACCATCTTGTTCTTCATTAAATTTTTGCATGCGACCAATAGGTCTGTCATTTTTATGTTGCATAAGCATTTTGATCTTGCCTGGATCTCCTACATCTATTGATCCTTTAGCAAAGACAACTTTACCAACGCTTGTATTACCGACTGTTTCGAATGGCACAATTTTGCCAGCGATAACTCTGCGCTCACCATCAGCGCTTTCAATTTGGCTGCTAAATGTAAGAATCAATTTGAATCCGCCCATGTTAAAACTGCAAAGGTAAATGATGGGGTAGTGCCACCAATTGTGCCGACCACTCTTAATTGATCGGTAAATGCAGAAGTTAATCTAATTACTTCTCGTGTAACACCTGTTGCTTGTGTAAATGTTGCAATAGTATTGTAATTAGTGCCATCTACTGTGTCTTGTACTACTACATCTAATGTAGGTAGTGTGCCGCTAGCTGCGCTTACGTTTAACTGCATTACTAATTGTTTTGCAGCGGCTAGGCCCTTAACGGCTGTGCCAGTAACTGTTTCAGTGCGAGCAGCTGACGCTAATAGCGTAACTGTGCTAGCAGGTATATTGGCTTGTTGTATATCGCTCATGCATTTTCTCCTTTAGCGCTGTTAATGTACTCAGCATCGCCACTTTCGTTTCCGTTGGGTGTTAGATCTTCCATTTCTTTTGCTTGTTCGATGTCAATAAGTCCTAGTGCTAGCATCTTTTCGATGGTCTCTAGTCTTGCTTTGTCATCTGATCGCAAGAATGTTTCACTAATATTAAAACGCACAATATGGCCGTTAGCAGTTATATCGTTCATGCTTAGGCGATCTTCAATAGCACAAATATATGGTTGTAATGAATAGGCAACAAACTCTTTACGACCATCAATAATATTCTGGTAAGTCATGCTGTTATTCATATCTGCGCTTATATAATATGCAGGTACGTTCATGGCTCGTGCAATTTGCGTTGCTAGATATTGTGATGCTTCGTTATACATCATATCTTTAGGGCTAAATCCAACAGTCTCATAAGATAGTGTGCTAGTTAGGTATGCAGTTGATCTTGATTGACGTGCCTGCTTCCAAGCTGCTAATAATCCTTGTACTTGTGCTTCTGGCATATCTGCGCCAGTGTTTTTTAGAAATCCTGTTGCCATAGGTGTTTGTGATGCTACAGCTGCAGCCTTTTCAATATCTAATGCGCTTTGTATTGTGCGACCTGCAGTTTGTAATACGCCTTGTGTTAATCCTTGGAATGTAACTAATGAACCAACGCCAACCATCGGTACTTTTTCATTATCAATTGTGTAATACAAAACTTCTGTGCCTAGTGGATTTAATTGTGCAACTACTCGTGTGTTATTTACCCATTCAAAACGTGCTGGTCTTAAATCATCTGCATAAACTTCTGTAACACGCCAATATGCAACACCATAGAATATAAGGCTATCGACAGTCCACGAGATAGTGACGGATCGTGGCTGTCGGATATCTGGTTGTTCGCACCAGAGTGGCTTCGCTAATTCTTCGCCTGTAGATTTTTTGTACAGCTCTAATGGTAAATATCCTATAACACCTTTAATTAAATTAGCGCATCGATTAACAGCTGGTACTTGTGTTGCAAGTGTGCGATCCATAGGACCTGCACCAAACGTGTTGTAACCAAAACCTATTAAGCTATCGCCCATAACGGCAGGGGCGTATTGCGCTTGTAGATTTTCAGTTTTTTTGGTTATACCCAAAGCAGACAATAGACCCATATGTATACTTTATACCATAAATCGGACTAATGGTGCAAATTACACAAAGATTTGCGCAGTTTGTTGAGGTTTTGTTAATTGACTTACAACCATAGCCAGTGATATGGCGGCTGCAATATCTCCAGCTGATTTTCTACGTATTATCCTGAAACCTGCATCGCTTGTCTTAGCTGCACAGTTATTTAGGTGCTGTACTAAATCCGCCTGCCCACTATGTACCATTCTGCCGTTTGCCATGGCATCTGACAAATCTCCGCATGCCTGGTAAAACGCTTGACCTGATACATCTTGCATGCGCCATCCGCTTTGCTCTAATCGTGTGGCTATTGACTGCGTGGCGTACTTGTCATAACAGATTATATGTGGATGATATTTCTTAGCCCATTCGTTTATATCACTTGCCATCTTAACTTCATCTATTGCAATATCGCTATGCCAAAGCTGTGCAAGTCCGACTGCTATTTTGCCGTTTTGCATTTGACCCATAACTAACGCACCTGATCTGCGTGTTGGCGCAATATCAAAGGCCATTATAGTCATAGGCCCGACAGGGATCTCTAACGTACTGTCACTGCATGCTTCTATACTTCCATAAACCCAGGGGCTAACTGCACTATCTACCCACTGGCATAACATCTCAGTACGTGTCGCTTCTATGCTGTTTGTGTTTACAGCTTCTTCTAATGTTTGTTCTGTAACAAAATATCCTAACGCTGGATTAGCCATAGCCCAGGCTTTGCGATCATGTATTTTGCAGTGCTGTGGTGCTGACCATTCGTAATAACCTAAAGTAACTGGCGGATAAGATAAGGAGCGCTCCCGCAAATCATTCAACACTGTGCTAAAGCCATCACCAGCATTACTTGTCATTAAGGTCATTGAATTAGGTCTGGCACGTGTTACTGGTAGCGCAGCTGTAAAGGCTTCTTCTGACCACTCACGTAATTCATCTAAATACAAGAAATCTGCAGTCTTACCACGAGGCGCATCTCTAGTAGCTGCTGCTATCTCATACCTAGCGCCATTTAATAAAGTTATAGATTCTTGACCATTAGCTAGGCGGATCTGTCGTACCTGGTCTTTTAAGAATTGATTGTCCTCGATTGTGTAAGCAACATTCCTAAAAGTATCTAATGCCATATTTCGGTTAGAGGACATGCCCAATACGTTCTTACTGCCCCACAGAAATAAATGAGACAAGATAAGCATTCTGGCCAGGTGGGTCTTTCCTGATTGTCGACTTACAAGAATCAACCCTGACCGCTTGATCCACATCTGCTGATCATCAATAGTCAATAGATCATCTAGCACCCAGCGTTGCCAAGGAATCAACGGCATGCCTATTTTTACAGCTAGATCGGCTACTTCTTGTGCTTTAGATAAACCTTTTAATAAAGGCGTGTGGATTCTAGGCTCAGTGCTGCCAATTAGCCCGACCCCTCGTGGAGTCTGTTTTAGTTCGGTATCACTTTGCATCAAAGTCAAGCGTATCAGGTTTATTAAATGGTGAATCTGGCACTGTTCGGACTGTCTCAGGGAGAGAACGTTCAGAAAAGACAGGGGG